GGCTTGGTGAAGCTGGCTGAGGTAGGTTCTGGCCGTGGCGGCTTCGCAGCCTAATCGGAATGCCACGTCAGCCATGGCCACGGGCTGGCGCTCGCGGACGATGGCCAGGGTGTCGGCTTGGCGGGGTGTCATGCCGCATCCCTCGCGTTCAAGTCCTCGGCCACCTGCTCCGCGCTGCTGCGCGTCAGGCAATCAGCCACCACTGCGGCTGACCCGTCCAGGCCTGCCAGGCGTCGCACGACAAGCCAGCGGTCGCCGGCCGGGACCACGCGAAAAAGGCGCTCGGGCGCCTGCTGCTCAGATTGGCTCATCATTGGCCTCCAGCGTCTCAACAGGCGCCTGCGCTGCGCGAATCTGGCCAGCACGCACCTGGGCGGCGTCCATGGCCTCTGCGCGTGCGTCACGGTCCAGCGTGCGAATTGCGGGCCGCAGATCGTTCAGAGCGTCGATGGTCTGCGCGGCGTCGATCTGGCGCATGATCTGGGGGAAGTCTGCGACTTCGACCACCGGCCCCATGTCGCGCTGGACGGGTGCCGGCGCATGGCCGGCGTCTTCGGCCTCCTCGGGCGTGTAGGTGCCGACCACCACGCCGGGGAACACGGTGCGGATGCCCTCAGAAACGCACCTGGCGCGCAGCATCTGGCGCGGGTAGCTTTTCCATGTCGGGTTTTTGGTCAGGCCGGCAGCCGTGGCCATGTCCAGCGTCCATTCGACCTCCACGCTGCCGCCTTGCGGGTGGCTGAACGTGCCGACCACGCGCCGGTCGGTGTATTCGCCCCAGCGCACGCTGCCGCCTGCCGAGTGGAAGCGGGCCAGCATGGCGTCGGCCTTCAGCGTTGGGCGGCCGTTGATGACGTGGTAGTCACGTGCCGCGATGGCCGGATGCAGCCCTTCGGCCTGGGCGATGAGCATCAGGGCCATGGCCTGGTCTGGGGTCTTGACGCCGAACAGGCCGGACTTGGCGACGGCCAGAGCCATACGTTCGACTTGATCGACGGGAACGAGTGCAGTTGTCATGCAGAACTCCTGTGATTACTGTGGTTAGAAAGACACCTTGGCGCGCAGCTTGGCCACGATCTCGTCGGCCTCCACGCTGAATCCGATGATCTCTCGCTCGAGCCTAGACTGGAACTCGGGATCACCCTTGATCCTCTGCACATACAGCTGCAGGTCAGCCGGCATGCGTGGATCGAAGCTGACGAAATCCGCCCACTCGCGGCCCGTCAGCCACATCTGGCCCTGGATCTGCGCTTGGTGATCCTCGGGCATGCCATTGAGCCAGGTCTCGAGGTGCACCTGCGAGTTCCATGGGCACTTGATCTCGATGAGCCCGAGCGAGCCATCGGGGTCCGTCTCGTCCGTCACCAGGCCGTCAGGCGAGGCGCCGATGGGCAGCTTCGGGTGCGCAACGAAACCCGTCTCGGTGATCCTGGCGCTGGTGGTGAACTGGTACGCGACGCGGGCGGCGTCTTCGTTTTCGCGGCCCCAGCGCAACGGCGCGGCATCGGGCATCTGCACGGGCTGGCCCGTCAGGCGCTCAGTCACGATCTGCCAGAGGTAGCGCGTGCGCTCGGCGCTCGGGTTGCCAGGCTCGCCGGCCTTGGCCTGCGCGGCCGTGGGTTTGTTGCGGGCCAGGACGTCCTTAAATCTGCTGGCGGTGACCTTGCCGGCGCGGGCGGCAAACCAAGCGTCATCGCGCTGGGTGTCGGTGATGGTGGTCATGCGGCCTCCAGGGTGGTTGATTCTGCGGACGCATCGGCTACTGCCGAGCCCTTGGCCACGGCGGCGCGGAGTTCGGAGGCCAGCTGCAGGGCTTCCTCGTCGGTGAGCCAGATGCTGCAGTCGAGCTTGCTGGCGCCGCTGCTCATGATGAAAACGGTGTGTCCGAATTCCGCCGTGGTGGTGGAACGGTGAGCCTTGAATGTGGTGGTCATGCTGTGGTCCTTTCAGTACCAGTGGTGTGGGTCGTCGTGATAGGGGTCATCGTTCATGCTGTCGGCCATGAGCTCCATGGCGCGGTCATCAATCCAGGTGCGCTCGTCGCGCAGGATGCGGTCTTTCATCTCCATGCGAGCATGCAAGCACTGCGCGTCGTTGCCGGTCAGGATCAGCGTCCAGAGTTGATCGACCGTGGCCTCGCTCATGTCCAGGTGCTCGAAACCGCGCACATCGGTGGTGCTGCACTCGGGTTGCGTGATATGCGCGTTGAGCCAGTCGCTGGTGGCCCAGGCGTCGGCCAGCAGCTCGTCGGCCGCATCAGCGCGGTGGTTGTCGCTGGGCTCGCGGTCGCCGTCCCAGCGCGGGTCACGCGGGTCTGTGCACGGCCCCCAGGTGGCGCTGTCGCCGGGGCCGTAGGTGGTGTATTGCATGAGGTGGGCTCCTGTGGTTCAGATGAAGGCTGCGATCAAACAGCCGAGGGTGATGCCGAAGGCGGCGGCGAATGCGTAGTCGATGGGGCGGAGGGGTTGCATGGTGTGGTTCCTGGTTGGTAATGGTTATGCTGAAAGGCTGGCCGTCCAGCCCATGCGGCCGTGCTGGGCAACCTTCAGGCTGTAGGCCTTGGCGCAACCAATCAACAGCTCGTGGCTGATGCCGATGATCTTGGCGCGTGCCTTGGTCAGCGAGACCCAGCCGCGGCGCCCATCTACCACTTCGTTGATCTCGTCGATAACCTTGTCGAGTTCGGCTGTGTTCATGTTGCTCTCCGGTTGCGTGTTGCGATGGTTAGATTTTGTTCCGGTCTGGACATTGATGTACACAGGTTTCGACAATCCCGACCAAAACGCAGGGACATAAATGTCTGTTCAGCGATAGACATCCATGCCAGAATCCGCCACATGATTACCCGTGAACAACTATCCGACCTGCTGCGGCAGGTTGACGCGAAAGCGCTGGCCGCCGAGGCAGGCGTCAACATCAAAACGATCTACCGGCTGCGGCACGGCGAGAACTCGCCTCGGCTCGAGCTGGTAGAGCGCCTGGTGGCCGCGTGCCGCAAACTCAAGGGGCGCAAAGCATGAGCGCCCTGGACACCACACTTCTGCGCCTGGTGGAACTCACAGAGCGGCGCGGCCAGAAGATCACGGCGCGGGACATCGCCACGGCGCACATGGCCATCGCTGCGCTGAATCATCTGCGCGAGCTGTCCGAGCGCAACATGCACGCGTATGGCCACCAGCTAAGCACCAGCGTAGACCGCGGCATCCAGCTAAACGCCGTGCGCGAAATGCTCGGGCAGATTCGGGAGATTCTGGAATGAAACAAGGCGACCGCGTGCGCCTGTCCGATGGCCAGGAGGCCATGGTGCTAGAGGTCGGCGTGGCAACCCTGCGCGTGGCCCGCATCCGCCCCGATTGGCCGTTTCCTGGTCTGCCTGAGTCGGTGCTGCGCGGCACAGTCAAGCGGCTGCCGTCGCGGTATCTGCGCGAGACGCATGAGGATGTGGAGGCTGCGAGATGGTGACCCGAGGCCGCGAAACCCTGCGCGAGAAGATGCTGCGCAATCAAGCCACGATGGATCGCTATGCCGCCATCAGCGGCAAGCCCAGCATGCTGCTGGACATCCCGCCTGAGCCGGTGAAGCGCGGGCCGCGCAAACCGTCAGGACAGCCAACCGAGGCGCAGATTCTGAAGGCCGTCATGGCGCTGCTGAAGCGGCACCCGAAGGTCGCCCAATGCTGGCGGCAGAACTCGGGCACGTTCCAGGAGCGCAACCGGGACGGGTCTGTGCGGTACATACGGGCGAACACCGCCAAGGGCATGAGCGACATCATGGGTGTGCTCAAGGACGGCCGCACGCTGGCTATCGAGGTCAAATCCGCCACCGGCCGCATGCGTCCAGGCCAGGAGGAGTTCCTCGCCACGATCCGCCAAGCGGGCGGCGTGGCCGGGGTTTGCCGGTCTGTTGAGGATGCGGTGGCGTTGCTGGCATGACCCCATCCGACACCTACCGCGCCAGCGCCTGCGACGGCAAGGTGGGCTTCGCCACGTTCACCCAGGCCCGCGTGGTGGCCGAACGCTCCACCAGGCGCGGCAAGAACCGGCAGATTTACCACTGCCCGCATTGCCACCTGTTTCACCTGGGCCGCAGGCCCATCACAAAGCGGCGCAGCCGTATCACCATAGAGGACACATGAGCTACGACAACACGAACAGCGGACTTCTGGCCCGCAACGACAAGCAGGGCAACGAGAACCGCCCGGACTACAAGGGCTCTATCAACGTCGAGGGCACGGAATACTGGCTCAGCGCCTGGATCAAGACCGGGCGCGACGGCACCAAGCTGGCAGGCCAGAAGTACATGAGCTTGTCGGTGCAGCCGAAGGGC